AAAACAATATGTATAGCAACTGCTTCGCCTAGTCCTGTCCAGAGGGCAGTAATAAGCAAAGCAGTTAATCTATAAGAAAGCGTTCGAACTAGTGTTCGTTTGCGTGTTTCCATTACTTGCTCTGTGCTGGTAATGTGTAGTTATAAACGCCTAGACCGCTATCGACTGTAATTTGCATAGCACCTTGGTCACTAATACGCATAGTCTTGTCACCAGTTAAATTCAATACTGAAATAACTTGATTAACAGGCCACGACCATGTTGACTTTAATTTACCATCAACACTTGGTTGAAACACAAATGATCCTGCGTGACTGTTGCTGTCACCGAAACTAAACACAAGATTTCCACCTTCTGTTTTAACTTGGAAAACAGTTTCTTCGGAATGTGCGTTAGCTTGGAACTTCATCTTTTGAATACTTGAGTTTGCTGGTTCAAATTCAATAGCCCATTCTGCACCTTTAAACTTAACAGTCTTAAGTCTATCGTTAATAATTTCGCTATTCATAAAGCGATAATCGTTTTGAAAATCTCCAGCTTCGTTTTCAAAATGCAATCCTACTGGAAAGACATCGTCTTCTTTTGTAATAGTAGAAACTGTAATCTTTGCATTTTCTTTATATTCTGGACACTTCAAGTGAATGTCTAACTTGTTTAAGTTAGGCATACCAAATGTTCCTTCTAAGCCGTCAATAGGGCTATGTGTTTTTGCATTAATAATAACTGATCGATCTTCAGCCATTGACTCAATGCTAGTTTCTTTTGAAGTAGCTGATATTTTAATTAAAGGAATGAATCCTAAACTATGTGTATGTGCTACTAGGTCTTGTAAAAAGTCTTTCATATTTTCTCCATGTTGTAGTATTATATAGGTTTTTTTGACAATGTCAAGGATTTTTCCTAACCTTTTTGTTATATTTTACTGCTGATTCCACCAATGTGTGTGACATTTGCAAAGAATCTGCGTAATGTATAAATGCTTCGGTGTCTTTTGGAAAGCATGCTCCCCCAAACCCGCGAACTCCGTCAAACCCAGGAACTAGTGTATGGCTACTACCAATCCTTGAATCATGTGTTAATATTTGTCTAACCGCATCGTAATCTGCACCATTAATTTTACACATATCATATGTTTGATTAAAGAACGCAACTTTAAGACTTAAGAAACAATTTGTTGTATACTTAATCATCGATGCTTCTACGATACTGGTATTAAAAAATAATTTACATTTAGGTAGAGATTCTTGAAATAGTGTTTGCCAAAATCCTTCGTTATCAACACCGCCTAGCACCATATACGTTTGATTTAAAAAATCTTCATTGGCACTGACTGCACGAAGGAATTCTGGGCTGTAAATGATTTGATGTTTAGGAAAATCTTTTAGTAATTTTTCTAAGTAGTCTGGGCGAACTGTGCATTTAATTAACACAGGCATAGTCTCGGGGACTTGATTCATTACTTCATAAATTTGACTAGTGTCGCAATCACCTAGTGCAGTGCTAGGAGTTCCTACACAGATAATAATACCGTCTGCATTAGGATAATGTTGTATCTCTGCTGTAGTATATTTAGGATCAACAATACATAAATTGTTATTGTCTTGTAAAGCATTGCCTACTGCTTTGCCTACAAATCCGTATCCTGCAATAATAATTTGTTTTTTCATATTAAAACTCAAATAAACTGTTAAATGTATTTTTTTCTTCGGTGCTGGATATATCCCATTTCAATACACCGATTAAATTATCTAATTTATTATCTATGATAGTATTTTCCATTTCTGCATCGTCAAATGGAAGGTCTTTAAACCACTGAGGCAGTCGTAGTTCATCTACAGGGTAGGCTACGCTTGTAAACCCAATAGGATTGGGCCTGAGCTTACAGACAATGACTTTAGCACCATCTGTAATGCCCATAGAATATTTGTCTTGGAACATGCGTTTTAAACTATTCCAATTAATACTTGCTCTAACATGACCAGGCATATTGGCCTTACCGGCTTTCTTTTCCTTGGCTTCATATTCAGTAATGTTATTGGCACGTTTAGGCGATCCTTTTTCCCAACCTGGACGGGCTTTGAATGTGGTTCTAAATTTTGTAATATGGTCTAACACTTCTTGTTCTTCTTTACCAGTAAGAACCATTTCTAAAACATCGCTTAAGAAATTTTGAATAAACTCTGGCGTGTCACTGCGTTTAAGATCCAGGCCCATGGCTTTGATTTTACCTGGCTTACCTTCGACATCGCTACGTTTGCCTTCTTTATCGTAATAAAGAACAGCATATCGTTTCTTAGTAATAAACAACCCTTTAATAGCAACAATTTCACGTCCCGCCTTGATAACTTCTCCACGTGTCTTTGGAACGTGAAATGTGTCTAACATAAACTGTGGGAAAGTGGCATTAACCTCTTCACCGATTTGGTCATACAATTGAACTACTGATTCTTTGGTCCAAGGTATGTGTCCGGCATCGATTTCTTTCTTTAAAGTTCTATAAGCCGAAAAGTAACATGAGTCGGTATCACCGTAAATGATTGCTTTACCTCGATAGTCATAATCGCCGGTGATGATTTCATTTACTTTACCAGCCATATGCTTAACAATTTGACGACCAGTTAGTGTAGTTGACTGTCCGATGCGTTTATCAAAAAACCTACAACCACTATTAAGAATAGCACCATAAAGTGAATTAAGGTTAATCTTTTTAACCAACTGCCTTTTATCCCAGTATTCTTCTTCAACTTTATTCCCTGCTTTAATAGCTTCTTTTAATTTGGCCTGCATTTCTTTACGTTCTGCATACCAGCGTTTTAGCAGTCCAGGAATAATACCTTCTGTCTCATAACTAAAAATAGTTCCGTTAGCACTAATTACCCAAGGCTGATTACTTTCAAATATAAGTCTATACACTTCGGCAGCACTTAAGACATCACTGTCACCGTTCTCCCAGTCGATAGTAATATCTGTTCCAATCTCTTGATTCATTACTGCCGTGTATTCTAATGAACCAAATATACCTTCCCAGCTAGCGGCAAAGCTAGATCCTTTTGCCATTTTAGTTTCGATATATTCTTCAGTCATTGTTTGACGCAATTGACCGATAATAGTTTCTGGACCCATGTTAAGCGCACGAATTGCTGACGGATAAAGACTGTTAATATCTAATGAGCCAATCCAATCATGAATGCCTTCTTTAGGAACTGCAACATACGCACCTGCGGCATTACTATCTTCACGGTCGTCTTTATTAGTTCTGTTAGGAACAACAAAACCTCTGCGATGTGCTTCGTTAATAATAGCTTGTTCAGTTACAGCTACAGCACCCATTGTTGTTTGGAGCAATACTGTATTTTCATGGGCCAATGTATTGGCAAGATCCATGAACTTTAACTTCTTGTCAAGATCATCAAGCAGTTTGCAGTCATTAATGTTATATTCAACAAATGTTTTAAAGTCATTGTTGTATAATTGATCTAGTGTGCCTTCGTATTGTGTTTTACGCTTGCCTAATTCGTATTCTGCAATAGCATCAAGTCTATAGCTATGACGTTCTTCGTATGTATACTTACGATATAGTTCTAAGTAGTCCAAATGCACACGACCAATAAAGTCATATGTAACAGCATCTTTTCCATATTTTTCGTATTCTCTACGCTTAGGGAATTGATCAAATAAACAAAAACGTCTAGTATCTTCTTTGCTTAATGCTTTAGTTACACGGTTAGTTGTGTAAGGAACGTCGAAGCCTTCTGAATTCCAACCACTTAATATGTCTGCGTCTTTAATTAGATCTAGAAACATATCTAACAATTCAGCTTCTGTTTCAAACAAATATGTGTTGGGAAAGTCTTTGATCATTTCCTTAGCGTCCTCCATCTTAAGTTTCTTAGGAGGAATAGCTAGACATACCATAGTTTCTAACCATTGTAGGTAGACAGCAATCGCAGTAATTGGCATGAATGCATCGTCTGGACTAGCATAGCCACGTTCTGGATCGAAGTCTACCTCAATATCAAAAAATGCTACATTTAGTTTAGGAGCATCTTGATTTAAGTAGTGTTCACTTAATGTTACAAAGATAGGATTAATATCAGCTTCAAATAATTGCTTACCTGAATTGATTGCTTGTTCTTTGCGTAATTCTTTTGTATTCTTACAAACGATCTTAGTAACAGGATCGCCGTAAATGGATTGATGTTTCCCTCTCGGGTCTTTCACGTAAAACGTGTGCTTGACCGCAATGTCGCGGAATTCACGTTCACCTTTTTTATTGCGTTCGACAATTCTGATGATATCATTACTGCGGTCGAACCATGCGTCTACATAACTCAAATTTTATTCTCCTATGCAATTTAGGGCTTGCAAATACCTATATAATCACTTGTGGCTGATTAAACCTTATTATACAATATTTATCAACTAAGAGCAAGCTCTAATTAAAAACCTTTGTAACCTAGTGGCCAAAGACTTCTTGGCGGCCAAAATAACTCACTGCCTTTTGTTTTTTCTTTTGGTTTATAATATGCTAATTTTAATTCATTTATAATTTCTTTAGTATCTACTTTGATTTGTTCAAGTTGGTTAACCCACAGTTCATGGCTCGGCGGAGGTGGGCCTAATTCTAGTTTAGGTCTAAGGCATTCATGCAACCAATGCATATACTGTCTAGGGCTCGGATGCATTTCTAAATAACGTTGCCCGGGTTTTTGAGCGTCATTAAAATACCAATACAAATCTGGAGTTTTAGCGGCATGCAGTGCAATTGGTTCGATCCACTGATCTAATTGTTCTCCCCATATTTTTTCAAGATAGGGAATAAATCTAGGACTATGATCTCTAATATCAATCGGAGCAGTATTACCTTTACCTTTTGTAAATTCTAAATCACTGCCTAATTTTGACCACTCGCTAATAGTAGTCATAAACCATTTGCATCCAGAAGATTTTAACAACTCTTGAACCATAATCATAGAGTTCAAACTATGCATTACATACGCTGGCTCAAAGAAAAAGTCTCTCATCCAGTTATCAGTAAAGACATCTCTGTTGCCCGGATAAAACATATTGCCATAAGTTTTCCAACCTATGTTACTTTGTCTTTTTGGCGCATCTGGATTAAAATAATCATGCCGAACATGACTAGTCCATTGAACTATTACAATATCATCTGGGGTAAATTTATTTTTTACATGGCATTCGGCAACTCGTTCGGCAATACCTCTATTACCGATACCAGTTACGCCCCAATTTTGATATTCTTCAAACTCCAGGCCTAACATGTCTGCCCAAGTGGGAAAGAATTCATAGGCTGTATAACTACAGCCAAATGTAAACAGTCTAGCCATTTAGATACGTTTTGTGATATCCAGGATTGCTTCGATTTCTTCCCAGTCTTCGTTATAAGCCGCCCAATCGCCTTTGTGTGCAATCTTAATAGCTTTGTTAATAACTGAGGGTTTGATTTGTAATTCTTCGGCAACTGCTTTAACAGTTTCCTTAAGACCTTCTTGCAAGTCTTCAACTTCACGTAAGACTGTTGAGCCTTCGCTAATTAATCTTTCTAATTTGGCTTTTTCTTCAGCACCGTATGAACGTCCTGGCATATAATCTCCTATGTGACTTGACTATTGTATACTACTTAGTAGCAAATAGTCAAGCACTTAGGTTATTTGAATCTTGCCAACATGTCCTTTAGAATTGCAAGATCGTCT